CCTTCAGATGACCCACATTGATATGTCTAGAAAGAACCTACTTAGGCAGCTTTATATTGTTCTTTACGTTAGCTTCTAACCGCATACGTAAGTACTTACCGAAGACTTGCTGCGCTCTTGCATATGCTTTACGATCTAAGCCTTGCAATGGTGCAGGGTAATTAGTAGAAGATTTCCCAACGAACAAGGCTGTAAGACTAGACCCTTTCACCTGATATATACCAATAGGTCTTGTGGTATTTTCTGGCTTACCTATAAATGTTTTACCTGATGCAACATTAGATAAATGCCTTTTAACAAACGCTCTTTTAGGGTTGCCATATGTATCCCTTGGTGTGTTACGTGTAGGAACTAAATCAATATTACTTGGTAGACTGCTAAGTTTTCTTGCTTCTAACTCTATCCATTTAGCAGGTCTGTCTCCACCTTTCATAAGACCTTTAACGTATGGGTTTCTATCCCAAGGTTTATCTTTAGGAACAATACGAGTTTGTAAAGTTCTTTTATTAGCTGTAGTAGCAAACCAACCTGTAGTAGTTTGTTTCTTAGGTCTATCTAATTTCTGTTCTGCTAAACGTCTAAGGTCTGAAATGATTGATTTATTTTTAGACTCAGGAATAGATGCAATACCTTTAGATGTAGCTGTTAACGCCTGAGCTATAGAGAATGGTAATTGTTTAGTATGTTGGTTAGTCCATTTAATAGCAGTAGGTAGTTCTGATTTAATGTCTAACTTAATTGCCATTAGAAGGGTATCGCTGTTTCTTCTACTGTAGCTGATTGTCTCTTTTCTGGAAATATAAACTTATCTACATTAAGTCTAAACTGCTTTCTTTTCTGTCCATCTTCTGTTTCATATTCTAAATATTCACCATTACCTGATACTGCTACAAGGCAACCTTTTTTATATGTATCTAATATTGTTTGAAAACGCTTACCCCATAGCTGGCAATCAACATACGATGTTTTATCGTTGCCATGATCTACAGCGACTCTGAATGTTGCCATGTCATAAGTTCCTGCCTGTTTGTATTCAGCGTCTTTAATTAAACGCCCTGCGATTGATACATTAAACATTGTGATTAGTTAAATAAGTGGCTATCAGGTTGTTAATACCTGACGAGTAGGAAAAGTTGTTAGTTTTGCACCATTCTCTAAATGCTTTGTAGTTAAGAGGCGTAAGTTTTGAAGAAACAAGATGTCTGTTTTTCCATGCTTGAACGTCAATGTCATCAGGTCTTATTTCAATTGAATCATTAGTCATTGGTTAACAGAAATCCATTGTTCTATAAAAGTAACGTGTTTAGGTAAGGTTATATTTTCAGATAATTTTTTATTTCTATCAAAATCAAATTCTATATATAAGGCATCTGCCAGTGTGTTGTAGAGTTTTTTATCTTTAACAAGTAATGTACCAACAAGTTTCAAGTAATATTGTTTAGTTTCATCATCTAATATTGTAGGCATTCCTACGGCTTTGTTTTTTGTTATTGGTGTTACTTTGTTTTCTTGTATATCAGGGTTATATACCTGTCCGTCATGGTCTGGAATACCTGCTGTAAGATTTAATAATCCTAGTAATAGGTAGCGTTTAAAGTATGTTAGTGCCTGACCTGTACTATATAGTTCATTTTTAGCAATTCCTTTTGGTAGGAGTATTTCACTAGGTGGTAATGATTCACCTGATATGTGTAGTAACTGCACAGTAAGTATGTTGTTATCTTCTACTATCTTTGTTGTATTAGTTACTATCAATCCGTTTTTTGCTAATACAGGATTTACAACAGAAAGAACACCAGAAAGATCAGCAAACTTACCATATTGTGCATTAGCTTCTTCTTTAATTGTGCCTACTTCCTGTATAAACTTACATAAGGCTGCTGTTATTTCTTTTGTCAAAGTGTTTTAAATATTTGCCTTAGTATATCGAGGGTTTACCCTTATGGCAATCATGGGTGTTAATAATTTGTCTTAATCGTTCATTATCAGCTAATGCTTCTGCCAACAGTTCAAAGGGGTCATTTATTCCTGCTAACTCTGCTCTTAGCATTTTTATACGCCTATTCTTACTAGCTAATGTGCGAGACATAGCATTATTAGACTTATGAGCTAACAATAACATATATATAGTGTTTGTAAAGATTTAATACAATCCATATAGCGTTACGTTGATCTATTGGTTTTTAGATGGTCTATTAATGTACAAATATTGTTTAATTATTGACCAATTTATGAACACTTTACGGCCAGTTTTGGACAAGGACTTAATTACTAAGATCCTAGAAATAAAGCCAAAATACATTACAACAACTGCTTTTTTAAATTTACTTTTAGAAGATGCGTACAATGCAAGATGCAAAAATGAAAAAAATATGGCACTATATATACATAAAGATAATAAGTTTGAAAGTAAGAAATTAGACAATAAGAGCTTAGATAAAGACTTAGAAAGAAAAGAACAAAAAGAAAAAATTAATAAAAAAGAAAAACAAGAAAAGATAATACCAGATGATTTACAACACTTACAAACTCTTATAGATGACTTCTGGAAGGTTAAAAAAGGTAGTAAATCAATACAGGCATGGAAACAACAGTTAACAGAATATAGAAAGTTTATAGAAAAGTATGGTGAAAAGGTATTAAGAGATCAGTTAGAAGCAGGGATACTTGCAGGCACATGGAAGGGCTGCACAATAAAAAATTATGAGTCAATCAGAAAAATAAATAATCCATTTGTTGAAGAAGAAAAAGTGCATCCAAATCAAAAGGTTGTACAGTTTGATGGAATGGGGAACTTAATCTAATGGATAGTTTATTTGGTGGTGGTGCAAGAAAAACACTACGTATGATGGTAAAAAAAGGTCTTATTACAGTAGAAGATTTAAATACACCGCCTGATGGTTGGTTCTTAGCAATGGGTTATGAAAGAGAAACAGGTACAGGTAAATGGAAACGTATTTTACGTACAAAGGCAGGTGGTAGGCCGTCATTACCTTTACATAAATTGCCAAAATATACGAATAGTCTTACAGGTAAAATAACCTTTGATCCTGTGGAATATGAAAAGCGAAATTAAAGATATTCTTGTACAAGATCCATTTGTAGAGTTTTACCCAGAACCCCATAAGTATTACGACTTAAAACGTAAATGTTATGTAGCCAGGTCTATTAGTGATGTTATTAGAACATCTGATTTTGTTAGTAAGAATATGGAACAGGCTGCAATACGTGGTACAGCTATACATGAGGCTGCACAGATATGGTGTGAAACAAAAGATAAAAATATGGCATTAGCTTATGCAAAAGAATATAGACAATGGGTAGAACATTTAATAAATTATCGTATGTGGAATACCTGGGATTGTATTGCTAATGAATTACGAATGGTTGATAGGAAAAGAGATATAGCAGGTAGTTTAGATGCAGTTTTACAACATAAAGAAACTGGTGCATTATGTTTAGCAGATTTTAAAACACAGGTTAAATACAAAAAGAAAAACCATAGGTTACAGATGGGTGGTTATGTTTCTTTGTTATATCAAAACTATCCATCTATAACTTTATTTACTTGCAGAGTAATTTATATAACACCAGATGGAATAAAAACACAGGAATACAACCCTGCTGAATGTATGTTTGATTATGAATCTGCTAGAACAATATATTTAGATAAACAACTAGAATAAAAATATAGCTTGCATAACTAAAGGGTATACCCCATACTGTGTAAAAGCTGTTATTCTTTACCAAGTAAAGCTATGAGTTTTGAAGAAGAACTAGAAGCAATCGAAATGGCAGAATGGCTATCTAAATTTGATGATAGTCAGGTTATAGAAACTGCAAGAATTTTTCTTGAATGGCTATATCATTTGCCTGATGATTGGAAACCACAAGAATATTCAGAATTTACATTTTAATTATGAACATACAACCTGAACAGTTATTAAGACAGTTAAGAGTTTTACAACTGCAAAAAAAAGAATTAGATACACAAATTACTGAAAAGAAAATGGTTTTAGAAAAGTATTTTCAAGAAAATCTTATAAAATCCACGTTTAGCATTGAAGGTGTAAAGGCTACACGTAAACGCAAACCAGAAAAGTGGAAATATAGTAAAGAGTTAGTAGGTTATAAAAAAGATATTGCTACAGCTATAGAAGATAGAGAACAACAAGAAAGAGAAGAAGGTATTGCTATTAAAATAGATACAGGCTTTACTTGGGCAATTAGATGAAAACGACAGAACGTGTAGAACAGGCGTTTAAACGCATTAAAGAATTAATTACTTTAGTAGCTGAATGGACTAAAAACCCTAAAGAAGATGAATTGACAAAAGAATTTAGAGAAAAGAAATTACAAATGATAGAAAATTTGTATAAACAATTAGGTCAACTTAATGACAGGTTTATGTTTACCCATGAATCAGAATTTAAAACTAAGGAATATGTAGTTGAATATGAAAAGATAAAAACACAAATTAATGATTTAGAAAAATGAACCCACAAAAAAACAAAGGTGATAGGGCAGAAAGAGAAGCCTGTATATATTTAACAGCAGCAACAGGACATATTGTAGAAAGACGTTTTGGTGCAGGTCAGGATAAAGATAAAGGAGACCTTGTTGGTATTCCTGATACTGTTGTACAGGTGTGCGACTATAAAAACAAAAGTGAAGCAGTATTAAAAAAGCCTAGAGAAGCAGAACAACAAAGAATCAACGCTAATGCTAAACACGCTATTACTATGGTCAGGTTTAATAAAAGACCTGGTTGTGCAGAAGGGGATAATTGGCGTGTTGTTATGACTATTGAGCAATTTGCAAAATTAATAAAATGATTGCACATCAGAAGTTAATAAAAGATCAGATGGAAAAAGAAGATGCACATAACCTTTTTGGTAGGTGGTGGGAAAATGTAGATACAGATATAAAAAAAGCAGTTGTACAAGAAATAGACGTAAGAACAGCTACTAATTTAATAAAAAGATATGAATGGCTACAATGTATGCCCGCTATGGTTCAGTATTGTTATGGCATATATTTTGAAGGTAATTTAGGTGGTGCGGTTGTATATAGCACAGAATATAGTGAAAACTTAGGACATTGGGATAAATTTGATTATACAGGAAAAATTATTTTACTTAGTAGAGGTGCTTGTGTTCATTGGTCACACCCACATAGTGCTAGTAAGTTAATAACACAAAGTATGAAAATGTTACCTAGTAAATATAAAGTAGTAACTGCAACTGTTGATGAACTAGCAGGTGAAATAGGTACTATCTACCAAGCCTGTAATTTTACATACATAGGGTCTATGAGAGAAAACAACCCTAAAGTTAATGATAGAGATAATGACAGGTTTGGTGTAGAAATAAAAGGTAAATTGTATGGTGCAAGATCAATAAGACAAAAACTAGGTACGCAAAAAAAAGAAGAAATACTAAAAATGTTTCCTGATGCAAAATTTATACCGCAAAAAAGTAAGCGTAGATATTTTTATTTTTTAGGAAATAAAACAGAAAAGAAATATTATAAATCTAAAATACAAGAATATATAAAAGAATATCCTAAAAGAAGTTGACAGGGGTATACCCTTGATATATATTAAAAGAGTACACAACACCGAGAGGTTTTCCAAATGACTCAAGCATTACCTGAGACACACCCAAATTTAGACAGAATTATTAATGGTACAGAATGGTGTACAGAAAAAAAACAAGTAGTACAAACTCAATTTACTTTTACAGATTTAGAAAAACAAGTAATGAATCTTTTTTCTATTAATTGTTATGTTAAAGGTTTGTACAGCGATACTGACCCTGCATTTACATTACTAGATTGGGAAGATGTACAACCACTTAAAGAATTACTAGGTTTAACTACTAATCAACTTAAAGGTATTGTAGGTTCACTTGCAAAAAAATCTGCTATAGAAATAGAAGTAAGAGGTGATACACCTGCTGAAAAGGCTATTTGGGGTCAAGATTTATACTGGATTTCAAAAGAATGTTTTGATTCAATAGCTGATGAAAAAGAGGAGGAAACAAAAAATGTCTAATTTTTTAATGATACTTTCAGCTACAGGGTTGTTTTATACAGCCCTATCATCAACTCTATATGACATGACAGTTACAGATTGTAATGCAGGTATAGAACTAGCTTGTAAGGAGGTAAATAAATAAATATAGTCGGGAAGCCTGATAGTTGGGTTGCAAGATTTCCTAACTTGAAAGTTATACAACACCTACTCATCTAGGAAAAACAGGGCAAGTATTGGACTTGATCTATCTCCCGACTATAATAAAAAAAACAAGTCTGCGCCTTTAGGTTAGATAAGCCCCTTTAGATGGACGTCTTTCTTGTTTTTCTGCTTATCATTAGCCCCTTAACAGGGGCTTTTAATTGTCTAATTTAATTTAGGAAATAGTTTTTGCTCTAACAAATCAACAGCCCTGTCATCTAATGTGTTTGTAGTTTGTTTACAAATAGCTCTTAATAAATCAATAATTAACCTTTTGCATCCTGTAGTAGAAAGAAAGCGTAATAGTATAGGCTTTAGAATTTTGTACATAGTTTGTTTTGCTTTACAAACATATTGTAGACGTTAAATTTAATATGGTCATCTAGGCTACCTGATCCCCATTGCCAAGCATAGGTGGCCTTTTATTACCTTCTAGGCTTTATTTCTGCAACAGCCAGTTCAACCTCTTTCAATCTATGAAAAACTTCTTTCATATCGTCGTGCATATTATCTATTTTGTCTGTTAATAATTCTATTGCTGTTGTATTCCTTACTAAGTCATCCCTTGATTGTCTGCCTCGATAACTTATAGATCCGACCGAGACAAAGCAGGCCGTTAACATTGCCCCACCTACTGCTGCTACTACTTCTATCACTTTTCTTAACCTTGTTCTACAGCTATTATAGATTAAAAACCTATGACAGAGCAAAAATCTAAAAATCCTCTACAGAAAATTAAAGAAAAATTTGAAGATAAAGAAGAACAGCTAGAGATACTTGGAACGTTTATAAGGTTAGGTGTAATGGTCTGGGCTGGTTTTATTATTAGCCTTAATTACATAACAATTCCAGGCATAACAGAAGATAGAGAAGTTAAAGATATAACATTCATAGCTTCAGTATTTACAGGCTGTTTAGCAACTTTTAATATCACACCAGGCGGTAAAAAAAAGAAAGATGAAAAGATAGAAGAGGGTAAAGGTGTTGCAAACTCTAGCGAAAACGTGCAAACTATAAGAATAATACAAGAACCAATAAAAATTATTGGTGTAACAGAAATAGATCCTAAAACAAAAGCATGAAAAAATTAATCCCATTATTACTTCTGACTTTTAGCCCTGCGGCATACGCTGATATAACACAAAAGTTCACAACATCTGCACAGATTTCGGTAGATATGCCTTACTCTGTTACCAATAAACTTGGTACGACTTATTCAATAACAGGTACAAACATCACTCCAAGCGTGACATCAGGAGGTTCTACAACATCTAATGCCATAGGTGGTTTAAATGTAGGCAGCTTGACCGCAGGTGTACCTGCCATGATTCAAACTGATAAAGCCGTAACAACAGCAGGGTCAAGTTTTGCTCTTACTGAATCGGTGACTATGGGAGATGCGACACCATCAGCAGTTACTCCATCATCAGGCATAGCAGCACTACCACACTTAGGAGGTCAGACAACAATAGGTAGTGGAGGTACTCTTGGATCTGGAGCTATGACCTCTTTATCATCAGGTGTTCATACTTGTAGCGGTGCATTTGGATCAGGTTCTAGTTGCATTGGATCTACTACTGTACAAATAACAATTGATTAAATTTTGGCTGCTATTAATAATATTATTTCCTGTCAAAACCTTTGCAAATCCAGTAGTTCCTACCTTCCGAACAGGAAGTTCCTCGACAAACAGCACTTCTCAATCAGTAATAACCGAGAGCATAACCAGTTATCAATATCGGACAGGGTACACTTTAAGTGTTTCAGGCACAAATATAGAGAGTGCAGATGTTAATGGATATATTAATTCAATACCTACCGCAGAAGCTACACAGACAACTAGTGGCATTAACTTCTCATATACAAGTCCTACGTTGGAAGGTGTGCCTAGATGGAAAATAGTAAATTCTGGACAGCCATTTTCTCTCGTAGAGTCAGTCATGGGAAGTGGTTTAGACACTATAACGAAAATAGATCGGGTTATAAATACCACAACAACAACCACAGTAGAAACTACCTTTGGTCAGTAATTCTTGTAATCCTTTGCCCTGTAAGGGTTTTGGCTAATACAACTGTAGCTTCTCCAAGCAGCCAAGCACAAGGAACAGTTAATAATAATGCAACTCAAATAATGCCGAATAGTAGTCCTCAATTTAGAATGTCGCAAGGTATTGTTTGTAGTTCTCCTAGCCTTACAATTACTCCTTATGTAACCGATTCTCATACATTTAATTTACCAAGACAAACAGTAACCAAACAAAATATTTACGATGAAGATACTGGTGCTATAAAGTACGTCCAAGAAACCCCTAGATTTGAAAAAGATAATTTTAATATTAGTTATGGAATTTCTGCACAACTAAACATTCCATTAGGAACATCTCCAAAACTTTGTCATAAAGCAACTGAGATTAATATTAAAAATCAAGAGTTGTTATATAAGAAAACTTCGCTTGAGCTTGCACTTTTTAGACTTAAGGTTTGCTCAGAGCAAGCGAATCTTGGTGTTACATTTACAGGTAAGTACGCTTCAATATGTGAGGGCATAAAAGTTTCAGTTCCACCTAATCAGGTGATTCCTCACACTCATTCTTTGACTTCCGAGAAGTAAGTTTCTTTATTAAATTCTTTACTATAGGTTTTACTAAATTTAAAATAATAGGAGTAGTCGCAGCCACAGTAGCAATAGCAGCAGTAGAGACAACAGTACTAAATTCTGGGAGGTACTGATCTTTGAACGGAACGTCCTCATACAGCGTTGTGCATATAGTTCCATCTTCGCTTCTTTTATGATCTATAACACGTTCTAGCTTCTTTTCGTTACGAAAATCTCCAACCCTCTGATCTGATTTTCCAGGACACTCTACAAATACATCTTCTTTTTTCTTGTTCTCTGGGATCTTAGCTTTAGGTGGTTTCCCTTCTGGCAAAGGCTTTTGTTCCTGTTCTACTGGTGCAGCTTCCTCAACAATAATTAATTGATCTGGTTGATAATTAAGAGGATAAAAACTTGGATAAGGGCAGTTACTACTTACTCCGTTTGGATCTTCTATTAATAGATTTCTATTACCTGTATTCTTGGTGTCTCTGTGATAGTAAGTACAACCTATAATCTCTACATTTGAATGTTCATAATTAGGTAAATATGTATAAGGTATATGAATCTCAGGTATATGAATCTCTGGAATACTTATCTCAGGTATTTCCAATTATTTTTTTGGTGGTGTTGGTATAGATATACCTGTTGTTTTTGGTAAGGCATTGTCCATCACATTTGGAAGCATACCTTTTACCTCAAAAAGTATAGAGTTCATAATTTTTGTTTTAAATTGCTCAGAGGTTACATACTTATAACCAAAATACCCTCCACCGATAACAGAAGTTACCATTATGAATGAGACAATACTCAAAACATTAGCGATTTTTTGAAACATATGATTAAAGAAGTAGTTAACAAAATGGTAGCACCACTTACTCTGATGGTACTACTTCTTCTCGTGGGGTTGATGCCTCTGTATCTGATGGCTGGTTTGCTTCGGATGTCTCTTGAGTCTCAAGAATCTGCTGTTCCAAAATCTTCATCGCTCCATTAATTTCATGCAAAGCAATAGTTAGGTTCTGTCTTTCAACAGCTAGTTGCTGTAATCTTTCCTGTAAATTCATAATTTAGTAGAGTTTTTTACCAGCAGTGATAGCAGCATCTATATCTGTAAACGACTCACTTCCCCAAATAGATGTTGTTCCATCAGTCTTTTTATAAGCCTTGATAATTTCAAGATGCTCTACATTACGCTTGATCTTGTCTTTGTAATCATCATCAGTTTCATCTGATGTTTTGGCGGTATTGATAACAGTTACGCTATCACCAGCAGCAGAGAAGATTGCTGCAATTTCATCTGCGGTTCTTTCTTCCATGATAAAAAAGTAGTTGTTTACAGTTTACCCTGCTTCGAGGGCTGTAACTTTTGCGGATAACTCTTTTATTGCGTTTACAAGTATTGGTACAAGTCTTTCATATTTCATTCCATAACTCATTCCATCTTCTGTTAGGTTCACAACCAAAGAATCTTCATTTGAAGAACCATAACCATTTGCTTTTTCAACAGCAAGTGCCTCTTGAGCTAAGAATCCTATATGAGTTTTTGATCTTTTCTTAGACCCATCGGGTGTTCCATAAGGTTCTGCATCTGTTCCATACCAAGTTCTTCTATCCCATTTGTAAGTAACAGGTCTTAATGCTTCAATCCAAGCTAATCCAATATTAAAACTCTCTACATCTGTTTTATCTCTTGAATCAGAACTTGATATTGAAGTATCTGCACAAAATAAATTACTAATACTATTATTTCCTAAACAAACATTATTGCTTCCTGATGTTATTGTGCCTGACGGACTGTTAGACCTTCCAGAATCATCACCAAGACAAATATTATTATCTCCCCCAACAATATCATAACCTGCTGCATGACCTACACCAACATTACTAGCACCAGTCGTCAGACTTCCTAAAGCAAAAGCACCTGTAGCAGTGTTTTCAGAGCCAGTTGTGTTATTAAGTAAAGCATAATAACCAACAGCAGTATTATTATCAGCTGTAGTATTGTTTGCTAATGCAGCACCACCAAGAGCTGTATTATAAGCTCCAGTTGTATTGTCATACATTGCGTCAATACCAACAGAAACATTATTATGTCCAGTTGTGTTTGTTAGTAGTGAACCTTTACCAGTAGCAGTGTTAGAATATCCAGTTGTGTTTGCTGATAAAGCACCTTTACCGACAGCAGTGTTGTTAGAAGCTGTGGTATTAGCTAATAGAGTATCACTACCTAAAGCTACATTATCTTCACCTGTTGTATTACTTCCTAATGCATTATTACCAATACCAGTATTATTATTTGCTGTTGTGTTGGCGTCTAAAGCTAGTCTTCCTACAGCAGTATTAGAAGCTCCAGTTGTGTTTTCTTGTAACGCTGATATACCACAAGCAGTGTTATTAGAACCAGTAGTATTGTTTGTTAAAGCGTTTGTACCAATACCTGTTAGATTTGATCCTGTTGTATTTGCATCAGCACACCCAGAACCGACAGCAACATTATTACTTGCTGTAGTGTTTGCACCTAAAGCACCTTTACCTAATGCAGTGTTATCTCCTCCAGTTGTGTTTGCTTTTAAAGCAAAATATCCAATACCAGTATTACTATCTGCCGTTGTGTTAGCGCTTAAAGCATCCTTTCCAACAGCCACATTACTTGTTCCTGTTGAGTTGGAAAACATTGAATTATAGCCACAAGCAGTATTTTCATCAGCAGTTGTGTTTGCACTTAGGGATCCTTTACCAATGGCTGTATTTTTATCACCAGTAGTATTGGCATCTAAAGACTCTGCACCCACAGCCACATTATTTGTTCCAGAAGTTAGAGTTGTTAAAGCGGAATTACCAATAGCCGTATTATTTCCACCAGTAACAGAAGCATCTAAAGCACTTTCTCCAAGAACAGTGTTACCAGCAACAGAGTTTGCACCTTTACCTACAGTTATAGAATTTATTGTTGCATCAGCACTTGTTGTAACACCACCAGTAAGTGTTCTTAAATCAATCCAGCCATCATTTGCTGAATTTCTCATCTTCAATATATTATTACTTGTATCAGCCCACAACATATAAGCTGCTGTAGTACTAGGGGCAGAACCAGAACTGTTATTGGTTAATATCGCTTGCAGTACATTATTTAAATCAGTTCGGACATTAGCTCCAGTGGAGTTATCTATTACATAATCGTGAGTAGCCATTACCTAATCCAATTTTTTATTTAAGTATATCTTAATTCAATACTAACTACCACGCCCAAATCCTGTTGCAGTATAACTAAATGTTTTATCCTGTACAGCATTTCCAGCATTAAGAAACTTAATATTGAAACCAGTGCCAGAAATACTTGTAATTTCAAATCTGTCTGTACCACCAAGATCATTTGCTGTAATACCAATACTTGGCAACTGTGTACCTGCCCCAACACTTGTTCCAGCCTGCCCTGTAAAGAATGTCTGATCGAATGTAATATCAAGTCCTGATGCTGATGTACCAGAAGAAATATTAGACCTTTGTTCTGTTCTCCTATCAAGTTCTGCTGTATAACCTAGCTGATCTATTTCTATTGATTGTGCTGGATCATCAGAATCCATTTCACATCTGAATTTAAAACCACGCCCAACATAAGTACCATTTACAAAAGGATTAAATCTAGAAAAGTTTGCTCCATAAGTACAAGAAGTTCCACTTGAAATTGTTGCACTTGTAGCTGAAGTTACTGTAAAAGTGCTTGTGCTTGGAACTGTAACTATTTCATAATTTCCATCTGTGGCACTACCAGCAGTAAAGTCAATGACTACAAAATCACCAACGGAATATCCATGCGAACTCTTTGTAATTGTAATAGTTGTCCCACTTTGCCCATAAGTTGCTGAAGTAGACAAGTCAGGGTCAAGATCAGTTGTTGCAACTAATAAAGAAGCTCCAACATCAAAAGCAGTCGCACCATCGAAATCAGACCATGTATCAATATTTGCTGTTCTTTTATCAATCAGATCATTTGGATAAAAACCTTGCGTTACAAAATGTCTGCGTAATCTCAAAGGCTGCTTGCCACCTAAATCCAAAGTATTTGCAAATTCATATGAACCGCCAGTAATATCAACAGCACCAAGAAAATCAAAATCTGCAATAGCATCAAAATCTGTAACGCCATCTAATAAATCAAGAGAACCAAGAACTAGACCATTTACATCATCTGAAAAGAAACAATCAACTTTTGTACCAGCAAAAGGGGTTGCATCAGTATCTTCTCTATCAACTAGAACAGAAAGTTTTGGCAAAGGGTCAGGGCTGTTTACAACTACTGAAGCCTCGCCAGAACTAAGTCTGCCTCCATCATCACGGAATTTTAAAATATATTCTCCTGTAACAATATTAGGAACAATTGATTCGCTCACATTGCCTGGTAAAGCTGGAATTACATCAACTGCATTAGTAAAAGTACCAGTTCCATCACTTATATTTGTTGCCCTTACTACCACGTTCCCACCATGAACTACATCAATATCGGTTGCCTTATCGAATCTTAATCTTACAAATTGATCTGAAATTGGTTCAATTCTTAAATTGGTAACATCTTGTGGTACTGCTGTCTTACCAACAGCTTCAAAAGTAATATCAGTAGAGGTTGCAGATAACTGTTCAAGAACATTATATGAAAAGACTTGTATTGTATAAGTTCCTAATCTGCTATTCATTATTTCAAAATCTGGTCTTGTTACTCTTTCAGTTATGACGTTATCATTACCAAATCTGTAGTTAATTTGATATTGAGTTACACCGACAACAGTTTGCCAGCTAACAACAATTTTTGATACGGCCTGATTATTTATTGGAAATATTTTTTCAACAGCACTTAAACCAGCAGGTGGTTTTGCAAGTTCTCCTAATTCAGAAACTATTCTTGCTGGTAATTGCTCGCCATCTTCAATATATGCATATTTACCTTCTACATAGGATAAAGCTGTAATTGCATAATTTATACCATCTTGTTCTTCTACTGTAATTACTCTGAATAATTGAGATTTAAGAGTGACATTCGATATAAGAAAATTTGCATTTACATTAGGTGTTTGAGAAAAAGCAGAACTTACAGTAACAGTCCCACCTGATACAGATGATATTGCCTTACTTTCAAAAGATCCATCAGGTAAAATTACAGCTAATGTTGCATCACCTACAGGATTACCACTGGCATCTACCGCTAAATCAGTTGCAGATGTATCATCAACAGTAACAACAGTTGTAGAAGCTACAGCAGATAATCTTCCACCTCTTCTTACACCTGCTCTTACTGGATCTTGTATTTCAATAATTGCACCTGGTCTAACAACCGCACCAGAATCAATAGATGTTGAAAATACAACTATTTCCGATTCATTTTGTTCAGCAAATAATATTGCCTTACCTAACCTTTTGGCTTGACCTCTAGATGTACAGGCAAATGCTTTTACTTTTTTTACTACAGTACCAATTTTTGATATTGCAGTTGCATCTTCTACCACTTCAAAATCAACTTCCTGACTATCCATGTTGAAGTAAGAAACAGATACAACACTGTGTCTTGTTTTTAAACTACTACCAGAATATGAAAAACCTTCTGAAGTTACATTCGATAGTGTAAATAAATAACTAGGATCAGTGGGTTTATCCTGAGTGATACTTATTGAACCAGCAGACCATATCGGCATACATCTCATAACACCTGCTAATTCGTTTATTAAATTAAATGCTTCTACTGGACTTTGAATATTTACATTGCAACTAAACCTTGCTTCCTGGCCACCTAAACCATCATCAACAAGAGTATTTGCATATTTACTGGCCGTTACAAAAGAAAATAAATCTAATGAACTATCTGTAATATGATCTCCAAACCCATATCTTGAGGTCGTGAGCAAGTCCAGTAACACCATTGCAGGGCATGAACACCAAACGGCAGCACCCATGACTCCATTAAATATATAGCCATCGGGATAAACTATTCTGCCTGTTTGTAAATCAACTGTTGGTGTACCCGATCCACTAGCACCAGCACCAGGTATTCTTATCTTTATTCCACGAATACGGAATTTTCTAGAAGGTGGGGCGTTAAATTGAACAGAATCTAAACGTAAAGAGCTATATGCACTATTTGGATATGTATTAGCTTCATCAATTATTTCACTAAAACTTGTCCATTGAAATTCATCTTGTAAAAAAGAATCAGTGCTATCTGCTGTTATCCTACTAACCCTTATATCTACAGGAAAATCACCAGTAAGATTTATTCCATAATCTCTTTGGTACGCATCAGCAGTTCTACCTGAAATAGTGTCAGTAATTAAATCAGTAAAACCACCAGAATTATATTGAACAGAAATTTTATATGAAATAGTAGAACCTAATATATCTCCTTTTTCTGTTGCTTTTTGTAGTTGCGGAACAGTAATCAAAACATTAATTCTATCTACATTTGTATTTGTTATCTGTCTTGTTACAGGGCTTGATGCTGTAACAGTTACACCTACAGTTGTTACAGAAGAACTACTTTCTATACCTTCAACTTTTGCTTGATCTGCCGTTCCAAATCTAGGGTTAAATACGACATCTTGAAAATTAAAATCAGTAGATGTTGCATTTGCAGAATCAGCAGACGCTTCTAAAACAGGAGTTTCATTTAAAAATACATCCTTTAATGCAGCATTATTATATGCGGTTGTACCCTGTGTTCTACCTTCTTTAGAAGCAGTTGCAAAACCTTCTATCTCTCCTTCAGATATAAGATCGAGAAAAGTAGCAAATTGTTTACTGTGTAAAGTATCAGGAGTTCTTGTTGGTGGTGGTGGTGTTCTTCTTTTACGTCTAGCACCAACAATTTTCTTTGAAATATCTGTCATGCTCTTACCTGTTGTGTATCAAGTGATGTACTGACCACGACTGATCCTGTCATTATTTCGCCATAAACTATTGGTACAGGAGTACCTGCTCTTGCTGTATTTTGCGTTCCAGAAAAACTAAATGATAACCTTGGGTCTTCTTCTGAACTAAATTCTGGTGTTGGCGGTAACGGGAATAATAAATCACTTACGCCTGATAAAACCAAAGATGCTCCAATACCTGCAATAGCTTTACCTAAAAAAGTACCAGTAATTCCTGTGATTGCACCTGCGTTAATTAAAGGAACTTGTGCAAAAGTCAAACTAATACCACCAGTAGCAAAAGCCAAACCAATTAATGCTGCACCAAACATTATTCTTCCAAATCCTCTTGAACCACTTATAACAGGTACAAAATGTATATCCTCTTTACCTATAGGATGATATATTTCTGATTCATCTATCGCATAATTTCCTATTTTTACCTGATAATATTTTGGGTTCATATAACTTTCAACTTGCGGAAAATTATTAACAAGAAAACTTACCGCCTTTGGAAGGCTATCTACCTGCACTTCAAACTCTTTGTGACCTACAAATTCTGCAAGTTCACCATATAGTTTTATTTTACGCATCATAACGATACCTCCCTCCTGTGCATTTTAATAACCAAGGATTATATGGCTCTCTACAAGATAGTCTATCTGCTGAATGATGTAAAACATCACCATCTATAAAAATTCCAACATGATTTAAACCTTTACCTAAAATACTCATCGCCAAAACATCGCCATTCATTAAAGGCTCATCTGGTTTTAATAATTTAAAACCTCTACTTGGTAAATACCTCTCAAAAACTGGATCGTCTGTAAAATCTTCTATTCTTGTTGGTCTTTCATAATCTAATAATTCTATACCTCTTTGTTCTTTATACCAATCAACTATCAATGACCAACAATCTGTGACAGCCCAAACCCAAGGTCTACCAAGTAAAGGTGCTTTATATCCACATGGCTCATAATATCCCCATGTTTCAGTTTTAGGATTAACAATATACCAAGGCAGTTTAGTATGTTCGCAACTCATTTTATCTGCCTGACTAGCAACAGGTGGTGTGTCAGGATGACTATGAATAATGGCTGTTATAGTTCCTAAGTTACTGCCCTTTATATAATCTTCTGGATCTAAAATAAAATATTCATCTGATTGTGCCGATAAGTTACGGCAAGGATGATACCTTTCTTTCCCTCTAATATTTAACAATAAACCACAAGATTCATTAGGATCTTGGTCTTTCGCATGAACAAGAGCAGCTTCTTTCCAATTCATCCGTTAAAAGTACCAATAGATGGAAAATCGGCTCTGGTACATTGCCTTTTAGGTGATCTAACACCAGCAAGATCAAATACAGATGCTAATTCAAATTGAACTATTTCCCTATTTTCTGCGGATTTTCTATCAATTTTATATATTTCTTGCGGAAATTCTGCTGTGGCATCTGGTGTTCCATAAGGATTAACATTACTAGGAAAATTAACAGCATCTAAAAATCTTGCAAGTGTTCTTATGCGAGTGACAGTTGCACCTGTTAAATCATTTCCTGTAGTTGTCGTATTTACGCTTAATAAAATAGCTGTAATAGTTCCTAATGCATTACTAACAGTTAGTGTAGGTCTTGGTAATTGACCTTTTCCATATTGAAAACCCTCTGCTTTTATTGGGAATCTTTGGTAGCTATTGCCAGCCCAAACTATTTCTCCGTTATCCTTTAAAGATGAGCCATTGTGAAATCTATAAATAGTAGTAGCACCATGCAAACTATTGTCTAATTGCAAAGTAAAAAGTTCAATTATTGCTGACGGGTTTGTATCCTGAAGATTACTAACAATAGCTGTACTACTCATGGTTCAAACACCTGCCTAAATGTTGCTGTAATTGTTGCTCTATTAGGGTAATTAATTCTTTTATTCCATGTGTTACAAACAAACTTTTTAGCACCTGCTAATGTTATCGAGACATTACCGCTATTTGTAGCACTAGCAGCAGCCACCACTGTAAATACACTTGTAGTAGTTACAGAAGCAACAACAAAAGAGCCATCTACAGCAGAACCAGATGTGTAATCAATAGTTAATAAATCATTTACTGCAACACCATGATCTGTAATTGTTATTGTTACTGTTGTACCTGATTGAGAATAAGTTCCTGTTTTTGTAAAACCTTCTGATGGTGGACTATATGTAAAACTTGCATTATCATTTGCTCTACTTCTTAAAAACCCTTCTATAACATCTGCATCTGATTCTGTAATATTATTAAATGCAAGATTATATATTTCTGGGTTTTGATGACTAGCTAAACCAAATAATATTCTATGTTCATAACCATCAGCAAATTGTACAATACGTGTTTTAGGTTGTGATGTTTTTGTTAAACCATAACTAGGTTCTATAGATGGAAATGTTGCCATTATGCTAATAAACCTCCTGGTCTTTTTTGTTTAATAAGTTCTGCTTCTATAGCTGATGATAACGCTAATCCTAATGCTTTACCTTCTGTTTCATCACCTTCTACAGAACTGCCAGAAGCATCTACATTAACAACAATATTAGTACCACCACCTTGTGATTTTACACCTAATTTACCATCACTACCCCTAGATAATGGAAGTATAGCTTCTGCCCCTGCTTCTCCCATAAGCCCCATTCCATTTGCCATTGGAAATAAAGTTGGTTTGTTTACTACACCGCCATAAGCATATTTTTGTACTTTCCCATCAATAAATGCATTACCATCTGCATTACCAAATAAACCTTTAAACCAGCCTGTTAATGGTGCTGTTATTGTTTGCTGTATTGCAATACGTACCATATCTGAAATTATAGAATTTGCTAAGTTTCTAAAACTAATAGTACCTTTCATAACAAAATCTACTAATGCATCCTCCATACCTTTTATTCCTTTAACAACAACATCACCCATAGCATCACCAACACCTTTTATACTCTTTTTAAAGGCATCAAGTTTTGCAACCATAGCTTCACCAAAAGTTCTATTAAGCATATTGCCAGTTTTTTTACCATAATCTTCACCTGCTTCTGAAGATCCTTTCCAAATATTTCCAAATATTTCCATATCTTTTTCAAATTGCTGTCTAGTTGTAGTTAAACCATTTTGCAACTCTTCCATTGCACCACCAAAATCAAATTTAGCTGCTTTCCATGCTGCCTTTGCTACTTGTACTATAGTTGTGCCAAGAAATCTGAAACCTGCAACAACAGTAAATAAAGTACTGGCTGTTGTTTTTAATACAACTGCAATACCTTCAAAAAGTAAAGTTAAATTAGCACCATCTTGAGTTATATTGCTAAACATTTCTGCAAGATTATTTAGAGTAGGCAATAAATGATCTGCCATTTGCATAGTAAAACCTTGCAATTTGATACCTAAAGCAGTCATTTGATCGTTAAAATATTCTGAGTTCTGTGCAAATCTATCTGATACTTCAAAATTAAATTCTTCTAGTGACGCTTTACCATCATTAAGAAGATTAACCATTTGCGCCCCAGACCTACCGAATATTTCCATTGCAATAGCAGTTTTAGTAACGCCATCTTCCATTTCGGCAAAAGCATCTGATATTTCACCTAATACTTGTTGGTTGGTTTTTAACGTGCCATCTGTATTTCTTACAGATATTCCTAAATCATCATACGCATCTTTATATGTAGCAACTCCTTGATCTGCTTCTCGCATTGATTGAGCTAATCTTCTTAATCCTTTTTCTATAGTTGCCTGTTCAACACCTGCTAATTTACCTGCATTTACATATGCCTGTAATGTATTAGCTGCTATTCCTGTTTGTGTCTCTAATTTACCGAAAGCATCTGCAGCATCTATAGAACCTTTGACCATACGTACAAAAGCACCTGCAGATAAAATTAATCCTAATGTTGCAAATGTCTTATTAAGTCCAGACATTGCCATGCGTAGGTTTTTAACCCTTCCCTGTACGCCTTGCATGGAATTACCAAGACGTTTTAGAGAAGCCCCACCTACAGTTTTTGCTGCTACTATTAAATCAAATTTTGCAGCCATCTATTTATTCTCCTTATTCATTGTCTGTAATACTGCAGCTTCTATAACTTGTATGCTTTCCATTAATTCTGCAGGTTTATCTGTATACAGTTTAATCATTTCTAACACAGATGTATAGTCTAAACCCATAATTCCACCCATTCCTACACGCCATTGCGTCTGTACCTTTAAAAACATATTTACAGCTTCCCAATTATCAGGATAAATATAAAAATCTTTGTCTACTTCTTCTTTTTTTTCAACAGTAATACCTAATACTGCATCATCTTCTGCTGTTTTATCTATGACAGTTGAACCAGAAGCCCAATATTCACCTGCCCCTATAAGTTTTTTATGTTCTTATTTTTACAAGATTCTACAAATGCATAAGAAATTGCAGTAGCAACACCCCTAACATCTAATAATTTATCTCTATTAGATTTGTTAAAAGTTACTTCAGAACCATCTGACATTTCTAAACCTTCCCAACCCATTAATATTTCTTTTGCAACATCTACATCTAACATTTCTTGATTTGCCACCTGGTTCATCATTTCTTGAAGCCTTGATTGTGAAATGTTTTTAAATTCTGCATAAAAATCCTGTGTCTCTGTTTTTTTACCAACAGGTACTTCTATTTCTACTTTGCATTTGTAGGTATCGCTTTGATCTAAAACAAAAGCCATTTAATTAAGAGTATTTACCAACTAGGGTAAACCCTTTTTATAATCTATGCAACTTTAGGTATAAACTAAGCTAAATTCATTATTAGCTGCTGCTGTAGGTGTTGCCATAAATGGAAGATTTAGCATTGTTATACCATCTGATTCTTCATAGGTTGGCTGTCCTAAATCAGATTGTGGGCAAGATACTGTGACCTTATTACCTGCAGTTGTTCCATGTAACCAAGTGTTTGTGCCAGTAGAGGTATTAGTATAATCTGTGAAAAAGTTATGAGCAGATAAAGCAACAGCTTCTACAACAGCAGTACCAGAAGGCTTACGATCTGTAATTATTACTTCTTTTGTGCCACCTACTAACTCTCTATAAATCACCTCATTATTAAAGTCTAAATTCCATGATTGTAATGCTGCACCATAACCAAATATAGAGAAAGCAGAAGTACTTCCATTCTTAAATATAAGTGGTGATGCCTGATTACTTACTGTTACAGTTGGTGAAGCATCATCAGTAGGCGCTGTAAATAATCCTGTCAAATTGAAAGAAATACGTGGAATATTATTCACCTCAGCGCTAATACTAAATGTACCTCTACAGCCTTTAACAATATGTCTAACACCATCATAGTTAACAAATAATGTAACGCTATCAGATGGTGTTGCTACAGGTGCATAAGTAACTGTATTGCCACCGCTAACTGTTTCTGATAAACCACACGCTTTTAATACTGCTCCATACTTAGGTGCTGTACCTGCTGTTCCACTACCAGCCATTTCTACATCAAAGGTTACATTAACTCTTGTATTAGCAGGTATTACTTCATAATTACCCATATATGGCCTTATTAAATCTCTACTAACTTCATCACTTTGTATAGGTTCTATATTTAGATCAATTACCTGTACATAGTTAGCACTACCTGTTGGGTTAGGGTCTGTACCATAACTTGATTCTGCTTTTGCTAATATGCTTCTTTTTCTGTGTAGCTTAGGCATCGTTACATTTAATCAGTATGTTTATATAATAAAGGTTTTTAGTAAGAAACACCATCTATTGCGTTAAATCGTCTACTTCTGTTCTATATCGCACTATATAATTACAATTAATAATTCCTGTAGGTTGGTCAGAATCTAATGTTTCTATAACAACAGCACCAGGTTGTACATCTATCGCATAACCATTAACTGTTAAATCTGCCATTATTCTGCTATGCATATTTTCTACTACAGCATCAGCAGTTGTAACAGGTGTAGATGATCTAACAATAACTGCACATCTAACAGTCATCGACCAATCTAATGTAGGTAAACTGGTATTTTGTTCTGGAGTATCGTCTACAGCTTCTATTAAAATACTTGGTGTTTGAGTTCTTGTTAATGCAACTACTCTATCTCTATATGCTCTATTAGAAATACCTGTAGTTGGTGTGATAACAGTTAATAAGCGAGCTAATATATTTTCACGTTTAGTAGTCATGTTTTCTGTAAAGTAATTTCTCTTGTTAAACCATCTAAACCTGCTTCATTTGTTCTTACAGTATAAGCTGTACTATTTACAGTAATAGAATCACCTGCAACTAAAGAACCAAAATCAGAATTTTTACAATGCAGAACATAACCAACAGAAATAACTTGATCGCCTGCTAAAACATCAGTTGGTTCATCAAGTATCCCATTAGCAGTAGTTCCCCCAGAAGTGCAAGATACACCAAAGGGAGAACCAAAAACTGTTGTTAAATCATCTGCAAATGACATTAGCCATACTTAGCGGATACTAAAGCTGTTACACATAAAGCACCTGCACCAGTTCCACCTGCAACTGTTGTAGAAACTTTTACAAAACGCTTCAAAGAAGAAACATTAAGATAAATTTTCTCAAATGCAGCAGTATTAGCAGAAGTAGTTGTAAATGCACCATCTGTTACGTCAGAATAAGTACCACCAGATGTAGCACATTCTGTAATTTTTACAGCATAAGTAATACCTGATCCACCTGCTTCAGCAGAAAGTACAAAAGCAGCACTTCCTTCATATCCTTGTAAATCAATAGCAGAACCAACACCAGTTGCAGCTACAACATCGTTAGCTAAAAGGTCTAAAGCAGTTGTTTTAGAGCCTAAATTTTGAATAGTCATTATTCAGAAAGGGGTAAAGTTTTTTTACGTTTAGTAGTTTTTTTAGGTTTAATTTGAGGTTCTACTATTTCCTCAACAACTTCTAAAGTTTCTATGGCCTTTCCAGAACTAATTAACTCAGTAGCTTGAGCAGAATCTATTTCAAAAATTTCATCTACTTTTACAACCTCACCAGCCCATAGAAAAGACCGCAGAACTTTAAGTTTCATATTATGCACCTAAACTAAATGATGCAGCGTGTCTAAATGCTACGTCTACATCTTGTAAGGCAGTAATACGGATAGTACCAGATGTTGAATGTGTATAAGGATCAACTAAAAGATCAAGTGATGACCAATAGCCAATAATACAATCAGACCAGTTACCAAACCATAAATCACCAGCTTCAACTTGATTAGACATATAAGCGTTATAGCCGTTAACTGTGTTGTTGCCATCCCAAAGGAATAAACCAGAACCAGAATCTTTAGCCTTAACCTTCATAGCACCTCTAATAGTTGCACCTGTGATATAAGCAAGGTTGCCCATTAAAGCATTTGCAGCAGCAACATCACTTTCCATATTTACTACTTGAGCAAATGTTGGGTTATTAGCTGTGATTGATTCTGTTCCAATACCGCTAGTGTTATGTAAACCCAATGGCTCATTTGAGGAACCAGTACCATAAAGTGCAGCCCTGTCAATTTCTAATGCAATTACTTTTGCTATGTCATTTCTAACCATTGTTTCTACATCTAATGATGATTGAATTAATAGCTTTCTTGAAATGTCAGTAAATGCACCGCAAGTTCTAGGAACCATTGAAACCTGTTGAATTGCCTGCTGTGATTCTGTTGGTGCGCCACCTTCAGCTACCCAATATGCGCTTGCTGCACCTGACTGTCTAGGAATTGCAATGTTACCTTGTAAACCAGTTAAAGTTGTAGCACCTGCTTGATCTAATGCAGAACTATTTCTTAAAAGATCAATAAAATTAGCAGCGTCTAAATCTGTTTGTACTAAGTTACCGCCTTGTGTAGCTGGAGATGTTTTTAAATCTCTACGCATTACATCATAAGGAACTGTAATACCTCTAGAAACTCTACCTGCTTTTTTAGCTGCTGCGTTAGATGCCTCAATTTCAAAAGCTGCTGCTTCTCTTGCTGCTCTATCACCAGGATTTGCTAAATAGTTTAAAGCTCTGATAAAACTAAAACTTCTTGCCTCAGTTTCACTTAAACCAATTTCTGCATCTTGTGGTTTTGGTGTAATCTTTTCTGGATTCCACTGATCCATTACAGCTTGATTAAATTCCTGTACAGAACGTCCATCCCTGATATATTCATCAGCAAGATCATTCATGTCATATTTCTTACCAGTTTTTCTAATTTGATCAAATCTTGCACGATCAGATTTAAGAGCCTTATTAACGGCATCTTCTGAACGCACTAAATCGATTTCTTTTTCGTTAGTGGTCATGTTTTTTAAGGTTAATTTAGTGGGCAATGCATCAGAAGATGCAGAAACGTAAGCTTCTTCCAATATGTTATCCTTTTTATCGTTATTTTGCATATGGTTTACTTCATTTTTATTATTTATTGAACGTGATATGCCAATTGAGTTATCTGCAGGGATCGAAACCAAACTTACTTCAAACGCTTCCCAATCTCTAGCAACAATACTATTATCAATTTCCTCAGCTTTATTAATAACATAGCCAAAAGAAATATTACGTAGGATCTTGTTCTTTACATCCCTAAATTTACTATCAGCAAATTCTTCTTCACTAAAACGTACCTTGGCATAACCACGTTTCTTTTTTTCATCAATATATGCCCTTTCTACTACACCTAAAACCTGATCAGGGTTGTGATTCCATAAAAAAGGTGCGCCATCATTAAGCCTTTTTAAATTGGCGGCTTCTCTACTATGTTCTAAAACTTCATTACCAAAATACCTTTCTACAGGTAATTCTGAACTAAAAGGGAACTCAATAGTTCTATCTTCTTTTTCAACTTGTTTTATTTCTAAAGTAAAATCACGCTGTAATGATTTCTCTTCATAATCACGCTTGTTCATAATTTTCATTAGGTCTTGGTTCTATATTACTTGATTCTTGCGTATTAGCCTTAACTTCTGTATCAAATTCTAAACCTAATCCAGCAGCCATGTCTATTTCATTTTTTCTTGCCATTAATAATTCTTCTAAATCACCACCCATTTCAGCTATACATTGAGATTGTGTTTTTAGTCCAGCCCTTATAGCTTCTTTTGCACTTTGTACTTCTTTCATAGGGTCTACCCATCCCCAACCTCTAAACAACCATTTAACCATTTTGTATTTATCAGGTTCATCTAAATAAGTCGGCAGTTGTAAAGTTCCAGATAATACAGCAGCTTCTAACCATTCATCAAAGACAATAGATAAAAAGTTTTCTCTTAATTGAAACTGTAAGGCTTTAAATGCTTCCTGATCTTGAAGCAAACTTAAACGACTACTTGAATAATTAGTTTGTGAATAATCTCTACTAATACTTTCATAACTGCAGCCTATACCAGCAGCCAAAGCCCTTAACATTGCACGTAGAAAAGGTTCAAATTGTCCATCTGGTGCATCAAATGTTGGCACATTCACACTTTCACCTGGGGCTAAATATCTAATAGCACCTGGACTCATATCAAAAACCCTATCATCATCTACCACCTCATCACCTGCCAGTTCACCTTCTGGACTTTGTATAAATGCCATTAATGAACTACCAAGTCTAGCCCTTACAACTTCTGCTTCTTCATAACCTTCAATATGATGCATTCTATTTAAGCTGCTACTCATCCAAGGAATACCCCTAGTTTGTCCTGGTCTTTCTACTCTATATAAATGAATTACATCTTTAGCATCTACTAATACGTGGGTATCTTTAGAAGTAGGACTTTGAATAAACATAGTATCACCAGGATGCCTACTGAAAAATGCATATTTAATAGGTCTTTGCCATTCATTAACTAATACGCCCATCCTCCACTCTTGGTTTTTATTAGTGGATTTACCTGTATAATCTTCATCACACATATCTGCTTCTAAGATTTCTAACGCTAAAGGTACAGTTGACCTACCAAACTTTTTACCTCTGATAATTCTTATAAAACATTCGCCATCTTGCACCATGCTATGAACAGCTAAACGTGTAATATCGTCAAAACATAATTTACCTGCAGTATTACAACTATCTTTATAACCCCATTCTTTCCAAGCCCTTTCAACAACACTATTCATTTTAGTATCTAACTTTCCACCTCTTTGCATCCTTATTTGGGATTGCAATTTAACACCAGTACCAACAATATTATCTACAACATTCCTTACTGCCTGTTTACAATAATCAACATCATTAACTAATTGCCTACTACCATTTCTTAATTTCTTAATGTCACCTTTTAATGCACTATCAGCACTATTAGTAGTACGCACCCAACCACTAGTTAATCTATCCAGTTTTGCACCTGCAAATGTTCTTTTTCTTATGGGGCGTGGGTTAGATTTCCAAAGTTCACGCCATGCTGTTTTAATTCCCATTAGTTAAACCTCACTAACATTTGATGTGGATTGCCTTGACCATTACGTATTAATTCCGCTTTTTTTTCTAAATTCAACTGATATTTTAATTGACTTCTTAAAGCTGTTAGATCAGCTAAATCATATTTCTTAAGACTACGACCACCAATAGAGTATTCTTTAACAACACCATCTGAAATTAAAGTTCTTATTGCAGCTTCTACAGCATCTAAATCTTGCTCAACTTGTGATTTAGCCTGTATAGCACCAACATCACCTGTATAAACAAGGCTTTTTAATATCTCTACTGAACCATTACCTACATCATATTTTAATGCACCTTTTGTAGCTTCTGCTTGCCAAAAATAATCACCTGCTGCAATACCTGTACTACTAGCAGCTACATCAAATTGCCAACCTGTGCCATAAGTACTGCCTACAACAGTTACCCCACTAGCATTATTAGTACGTATATAAAATGTTAATACCCATGAATCTGTACTTTGGATAGCATCACCATAAGGATCAACTAAACTATCTTCCCTCCATGTCCAAGTACTACCTGCACGTAAAGATTTAGGAATGTTCATAAATAACTACCAATTTGTAACATAAGAAGATTTTTTTGCCTTCTGTCTTGATCTTAGCGTGTTTTTTGTATTTAAATTAGTGCTATTTAACAACTTTTTAGCGTAATTAGTGAAAAATAAGCCCTTTGGAACAGTTTTTAAGAGTAAATAGTACATACTAAAGGCATATACACAACAATCTAACTTTTCTACCGCTTGGTTTGGTTTTTTCTCGTATGTACTAACTGGATAACCTTTTTTATTTGTTTTTAAAGTTCTATATTCGCCTGTTAATTCTTTGAAGTATTCTTCTGTTGTTTTTGCATGGAAATGGATTTTTTCTTTAGATTTAATCTTACTAAAGATTTTATCCTTAATATCCTCTGTATTTATTATATACACTATACCAGATTTTTTCCTAACTCGACCACTATAATTAATATCTACTTTAGTTCCTTTACCTATTATCGGTACACCACTTCTGCTACTACCTTTAATAGCAATTACGCCCTGCCCTCTACGTTTTGTACAGTAATCATAAACAGATTGAGTAGCTAAACCTCCTGAGTCCACTGCACAACCACTAATTTTTAATTTACCGCCGTCTGGATGATCAAATGTTTGAGTTAACAATATATCCAAACCTTTCCATACTTCACCTTGATTAGGATCACCATAAATAATTGTATGGTCTATTAAATACATCTGTTCACCAATACCAGAAGGATCAGCACCAAAGCCCCAACAACTAACCTCTAATCTTTGTGAAGCAGATCCCATTCCACCCTGTACATCAACACCAAGACATAAACAAACAACATCTTTAGGAATTTCACCAGGTAAGTAATTTTCTCTTATTTCTAATAATGATTCTGCATTTAATTTAGATTGATATTCATAAGAAAATGTTTCTGCTTTTCTTGTATTAGTCCAAGTACGCATTAAAGCAGGATCATCTTTAGCTTTTAAAAATTCATCTACCATTTCTGCCCAAGAGAACCAACCTAAAGGGCTATTTAATCCATTTAGCCAAAAGCCAGCAGTTTTACCTGCATTTTCTGGTTTTGTTGCCCTCCATTCTCCTTTTCGCAACATTGTAGTCTTTGCAGTTTCATCAAATTGCTTATTGCATACCTCACATTCATATTTAACAGTATTAGGGTCTTTATCTTTCCATCTAAGCTGATCAAACTTTAAAACTTGAAAAGCACCACAACATGGGGCAGGTAAATAATATTTTCTTTGGTCACTATTTTCGTATTCAGCTTCTATTCTTGAAAAGTCTTTAATTGTAGGTGTAGATGTTAATAATATTTTCCGCTTGGTAAATGTAGAAGCACGTTTTTCTGCTAAGGCTACTGGATCACCCTCACCATCAACATCACCAGGATATGCGTCAACTTCATCTAATCCAATATATTTAGCTGGCATTGATCTTAAAGAACTAGCACTATTAGCACCAGTTAAAATTAATACCCCACCAGGGAATATTTTTGCAAATTGACTATTACCACTATCTCTACTTCTAGGCGGTGGAATCTTTTCTGCTAAACAAGGTGTATCCTGTAACATACTTTCTAATCTCTGCTTACTTAATCTTTGTGCCATTTGCAAAGTTGGTTGACACATAAGCATAGGTGCAGGGGCATGATCTATACAATAGCCAATCCAATTGTTCATAGTCTCAGTTTTTCCAAGCTGTACAGCAAACATCATTACAACCCTTTGTACAGAACTTCCAGCAGATAACTCTTCCATAGGTTCACGTAAAAAAGGTGTCCTATCTACTCTATATTTACCAGGTTCACTAGATCCACGACTAGACAACACACGATATTTACAAGCCCATTCATCAACAGTTAATGATTCTTGTGGTGTTAGCCCTCTTAGAAATCCTTGTAGCCAAGCGTTCATACTTTTACCAACTGTTCTAATGCAGCCCTATGTTCTTCTGTTAACAACTTATGTATTATTTGTGGATCAGTCTCACCTGCAACTTGACTAGCCAAACGATCAGCAAGATTAGATAAATTCTCTCTTATAGCTCTACCTATTTCAAAACTGCTTTTTTTTATATCAGAAACAGGAATTAAATCTTTTTTCTTTTGATCTACGTCTAATCTTGCTAATTCTGCTAAGAAATGTTCCCTTTTTGCCTTACTTTCTGCATAACTAGGTATCTCATCATCTAATTTTGCATCTATTTCCTTTTTTAGTTGTTTTCTTACAGTTAAATTCTTACTAGGTGGTGCTTGTAAATCCCATAATCTAAACGCTTCTTCTTTGTTAACCAGCTTTTTGCCATTATGGTTAACAATCGCACCATCAAGTTTACCAGACTTAACTTTCTTTGTAACTGCAGCCCTAGACACGTTTTTTAAGGTTGCCAATTCTGCCATTGTTATAAGCATAATCTAAATTTGTAAACCTATCCCTATTATAATAGTTAACCTGTTAACCCCCTGCATTTTTTGACGCTAGATTTTTTCCGAGCCTTCGGATGACCT